AATACCCTCTATTATGCAGTTGTAAGGTCAGACGGTAGAGGCGTTGACACGCTGCATCTTGATTTGGAAAAAGCAAAAGAGCGTTGGAAAAAACTTGAAACAGAAAAGAATACGCTTATAAGCTAATATAAAGCCCATACAGCGGCTTTAAGGATATAAACTGTAAAGTTACCCTATTATTTCTTAGAGCCGTTATAGAGGGGCTGAGAGGCTGAGAAAGGAATGAAAATGAAAGCATCCGACATATCACTAAGAAACAAGATATCCAGACAAACAGGGGCAGCTTTTGAGGACTTAATTGACCGTTCATGTGCTTACTATGCAGAAAAGGGAATAGCTAAGATAGAGAAAACGCCTGAACCAGTTAAGATACTGGGAAGAATGACGAACGGAATCTTTAAAGCCGTGTTTACAAAGCAAGCACAGCCTGACTATAAAGGCACACTGTCAGGCGGTCTAAGCATAGTCGTTGAAGCAAAGCACACGGACACGGACAGGATAAGAAGAAATGTCATATCGGTGGAGCAGGAAGCAGAATTAGACATATATAACGATATGGGGGCAGATTGCCATGTGCTTGTTTCCTTCGGGTTGCAATCTTTCTATATGATACCGTGGCATAGGTTTAGAGATATGAGAATACATTTCGAACATCAATACATAAACAGAGACGATGAACGCCTAAAGCGATACGAGGTCAAAATAATAGGCGGCGTGCTTAGATTTATCAAGTAGAGGAGATAATAATGATTAAAATTGAAAACACAGAGGTTTACGGCTTTGAAGCGGCTATCAGAGGAATGAGAAACCCAATGAACAGCTGGGAGAAAAGTGATAGCTTTATGTGCCATGGTACATTTACAAGGTGTGAGAGCTGTAACGCTAAACTAAAGAATGAATACGGAAGTACTTATTGCACACGCAATCGTGAATATGTTATAGGCAAAAACGACTTTGCCCTTATGAAACGGCTTGTGAAAGCAGGAACAGACCATTCAAAGTTTATGCGAATGATAAATGTCACTATGGATATCACCGCTCCGATGTATTGGTGGGCTGAAGCTGATACATACAAGATTGGCACTGTTCGTAATTCTTGCAGTAAAATGCATAAAATGCTATGTAAACCATTTGAAATGTCCGATTTCAGTTTCGACCAACTATCAGGATATAAGAATGAAATTACCCAGTTTAGACCAAATATAGATGAAGAAATGGAAGCAAAAGAAATATGGGTGAGTTATGATAGGGATTACGACATAAGTAATTATGGGCGAGTAAGGCACAAATATTATGATAAGTTTGGCTCAATAACCCATTATAGGATAATAAGCGGTAGTTTACATAAAGGCGGCTATATATTTGCAACGCTTCACGGAAAACAGTATCCTGTTCATAGATTAATAGCTAAGATTTTTCACTGCGAAACTTACTCTGAAGGATTGGTTGTTAATCATAAAGATGGAAATAAACAAAACAACTTTGTTGATAACATTGAATGGGTCACGCAAAAAGAAAATATAAAGCACTCGCATGAAAATAACCTACAACCTCAGAAGGTGGCTACATACGCAGGTAAATTCACATCCGAACAGAGAGAAGAAATAAAAGCATTATGGGATAAAGGAGAATTGAGCAGACGGCAAATTTCTGATATGTACGGCGTTTCCCATACTTGCATCAATAATATAATAAATGATAAATACAAATATGCAGGTAAAGTGAATTTATATGAAGAAGTTGCAAGACCAATAGTTGATACTTTGAACGAGATGCGTGACAGTTGGCTCGCATGTGATAGCGAAGAAGAACGAAAGAGTATATGGTATTCAATTTTACAATTATTGCCATTAAGCTACAATCAAAGGGCTACGGTACAAATGAATTATCAAGTACTCCGCAGCATCTATCACGCTCGCAAGAACCACAAACTTGACGAGTGGCGAGATTTCTGCAAGTGGATAGAAACTCTGCCGTACAGTGAACTGATAACAGCGTGAGGTGATAAAATGGACGTGTTTGACGACTTACTAAAATTAAAAGCTGATTTTAGATATAAATTAACTGGATTAGCCGCATGCATAGCTAATAATTGCCGTGATTTACACTCGCAAGTGTTCAGCGAGAACGGGTCACTCAGATATACTATGGATACAAATAAACTTGATGAACTGGAAGAAATGATAAAGGAATATCGTGAGACATTAAATGAATTCAGAACACTGTTATCTAATGAAAAGAGGATTTGAAGCTAAAGGAGAGAATCACATGAATAACGATATCAAAAAGAACGTAGACCGCCCCGAACACTATGACGGTACAAAGTGCATTGAGAATATGCAGATGATGTTCGGCAAACAGGCAGTAAAAGACTTCTGCCGTTGCAACGCTTATAAATACCGTTTCAGAGCAGGAAAAAAAGAGGGTAACAGCGCAGAGCAAGACATAGCAAAAGCTGAATGGTATGAGGATTATTTAATTCAAATGGAAAATGAGCGAAGGAAAAGTAAAGATATTTTCTAAAAAGGAGAATAGACAATGAACGAAAAACAGATAAAGAAACGACAGCCGAAAGGCTGTTGCATCATGAGGCGAGAAGATATGCATTTTAAACCTAAAAATTGCAAACTATGCGGCAAGGGCTTTCAGCCCGAAAGTCCCAGTGAGGCATACTGTAGCAAGGAATGCAGAGAACGAGCCCAAAAGTCAAGTAAGTGCATGAGTTCTCATGCTAAAAAGTCGCTGGAATACTACTACAAAAGGCGAGAAAAGCAGAACAAAGTCAAACATTGCTATCTATGCGGTGAGGAATTGCAAGACCTGAGACAATTTGTCCACTATGAATGTGTTGTCAAGGCTGTCTTATCGGGCAATGTTACCAATAAGATACGAAAGTACATCAATAATCATGGTTTGACCATGAAGGAAATAAAAGAAGAATACAAAGGAGTTTAAGAATGGAAAAGATTAAGGTTAAGTACATAGGAAATATCGAACCAATTGAAAAGACCGCTAAAGGGGATTGGATAGACCTCAGAAGTGCGGCTAATATGGACTTAAAGAAGGGTGAGTACTACATGATACCTTTAGGCGTGGCAATGAAACTGCCCGAAGGGACAACAGCTTTAGTTGTTCCGAGGTCAAGCACGTTCAAAAACTGGGGGTTGCTAATGACCAACAGCGTGGGCATAATCGATAGCAGCTATTGTGGAGACAGTGACCAATGGCAGTTTCCTTGCCTTGCAACACGGGACACAAAGATGCATCGTGGTGACCGTATCTGCCAGTTCGCAGTCATGCGCTTCAACATGGCTGGGTACGAAATCGAAACCGTCAAGAGCCTCGGCAACAGCGATAGAGGCGGCTTTGGCAGTACTGGAGTAGGATAGAATGTAAATAATCTTTATAAATACCGTCTAAATTCAAGGCGGTATTTTTATGCACTTTTTTATTTAAGAAAGTATTGACATATTGCGCAATATGTGCTATAATATAATCAAGATAAAGCAAGGCAGACCGCTAAAGGCGGCAGAAAGGAAAATATTATGAAAGACGTTAAGGAATTTTTAGAAAGCAAGTACAGTGAATATGTAGCAAGCGCAACCTCAAAACAGTACATCGACCGCATGTACACAGCAACCATCTTATCAGATGATGAACTTTGTGAGTGTATAGAAGATGCACCCGATTGGGAAGTTTGTGAAATCTACGGCTTGCTTGACGAGCTTGCAGAACGTGCAGAAATCGATTTCGATTATAAAAGTGATCATTGGGAAAGCGACATTGACAAGGCAATTGAAGTACTCAGTAAGGCTAACTAATCAGAAAGGAGTTACCGAATGGCAGAAAAGAAATTTGACCAAATCGATTATATCAACGGATATAACAACAAACACTACGACAGGTTCACGCTGATAATGCCAAAGGGCATGAAAGACGAGCTGAAAGCCAAAGCCAAAGAACAGGGCAAGAGCCTGAGTGCTTACATACTGGATATTATCTCAAGCAAAACAGCATAAAAAAAGAACGCTCGGCATCAACACCGAGCGTTTTCTTTGTAGAACAAAATAAAATTTAATAAGGAGAGGACAATTTGGAAAATGTCACACTAATGAAGTTCACCAGTAATTATTCTACCATAAAATCTGATAAAATGCAAGTACTTACTTGTTTATATTGAGTTTCTGACCTACGAAAATGCGATTGGGATTAGCAATACCGTTATCAGATGCAATGCGGTTGACCGTAGTATTGTACTTAATAGCGATATCATACAGTGTATCACCGCTTTTTACAGTGTAAACAGTTGAATTATCACCGCTGCCTAAAAGGTCATTAACCTTTTTCTGAACCTCGTTATAGTTATATCCTGCTTTAGAAAGAGCATTCTTGCGCTCATTACCGTTTCCCCATTTGCCCTGTATTACTTCTTTTGCTACCTCGGTGACTGTTTTTTTCGCATAAGTAGCCTTTACATTGGTATTCTCAGCAGCTTTCTTAACGCTCTTTACTCCGCCTTTAGTTTCCTTTACAAGCTCTTTCTTTGCGCTTGCAGCCTTTGTAAAGCCGTTAAGCCCTGCATTACGGATAATAGTAGGGAAGTCCTTGTAACAATAATCACAATCAACATCGCCGTTTATACCACTTATATCCCCTTCCCAAGAGTACTGCCACATATCATAGCTGCCTTTGTAGCTTGATTTATCTACACCGACATGAGCGAGCCATACTGTGTATGCGCTCTTTACATCATCATCAAAGTAAGCTTCAAGGGCGGACTTTGAAGAGTAGATTCCAACAAAGTATCCTGCTTTTTCCAATTCTTCACAGAAAGCCCTTGCTATTGCTGATACTGTAGCCTTGCCCTTGCGGAATGTATCTGTTTCCTCGATATCGTAGTAGATGGGATAATCAAAGTACTTGCCCTTTATAGCATTAAGGCAAGCCTTAGCCTCTCTGCGTGCATCTTCGGCATCTGTAGCGTAGCAGTACCAGTACACGCCTAATGGCATTCCGACCGCCCTTGCGCCGCTGTAGTTGCTCTCAAAGTTAGCATCGATCTGTGAAAACTCTCTGCCGTACCCTGCCTTTAAGATTGCATACTTGATACCGCTGTTTTTCACTTTTTTCCAGTCGATATTGCCCTGATATCTTGATACGTCAATACCCTTATTTTTCATAATCAAACACCTCTTTCCTTGTATTCGTCAAGCTTTCCGAGTGCTTCAGCTTCCTCAATTATAGCTTTGACTGTCTTGATCTCAACGTCCTCGACCCTTGCTATTACTTCCACATCGTAGCCATAAGCAAAAGCTTTGATAATCTCATTTCTCATTTCGTCTGACATAAAAATCACTCCTTTTCATTCTTGCTTGATAACTGCTTGATAAGCTGATTGACATATGTGCTAAGCCCTGCGCAAAGTACGCCTTGCACTATGCCTGTAAACAATGCCATTAAGACCGCCTGTACGCCCGATATAGGGCTTTCAGCCAGTACATAGATAATTGCTAAGATAATGCCGATAAAGCCGAGTATAAGCGGAATAAACCTATCCTCGACCGTCTCAGACTTCTTTAACGCCATGCCGACAAAGTAAAGCACAAATGCTAACACTAAAAGCTCGGGCTTTACATACTCTAAAATCTTTTCAATCATAGTATGACCTCACTTTCATTTCATTCCATGATACTTAGCATTACTAAAGCCATCGACCCTGTTGTCATAAAAATAACGCCCTCAGATATTGTTATGTCGTTTTCTCTATAACAATGAGCCATAAACGAGGCTATAGCCATAAAAGTTAGTGTTAGAAAAACAAGAAAATAGATTACGTCAAATGTTATACTATCACCACCTAACTAAACTTTCAACCAACCAAACAGCAACCGATAGTATTCCCGATTGCTTTTGTTGGGCTTTCTTTTTAACGAGCCTTCTCCAAATCATCAAGTCTATGGTTAATAACCTTGATCTGTTCCTTGATTACTGGCAATTCCTCAACAGAGCCACTGAATTTGCCGACTTCCTTTTCAAGCTGTGCAAGTCTGTAGTTGGTCAGCCTTGCACTTGCAATAATACCACCGACCGTTCCGACACACGTTCCGAGAAAAGCCAGTAAAGCCGTTAAGACCTCTGATGACATGATAGCACCTCACTTTCGTTTGCAACCGACATTTATATCGGTCGCAATTATTTCACATCTATGTTAAGTTCATTTGCCATTTCCTGTAACTCATCTACAGGGGCGGCAAAGAAACGCTCATTGAAGATTATCATATCACAGTCAGGGCGTAAGAACCGCTGATAATGCCTGTTGATAATGTCTATCTGCTTATCATTAAAGCGATATCCTTGTTTGTTCAGTCCTTTTCGGCTATAAGCTATAGCGTTGGTAAGCTTGCCACGCTCTAAGCCTTTGCTATCATCGTTTCTTGCAAAGTATATTTTTGCGTTCTCAGACGTTGTAAAGCACACCGCCTCGCCCTTATCAGTAGCGATAATATTATTAAAGGCATTTAAGACCGTGCCATAGGGAAGGTTTAACACCTTCTTACATAAAGCTTTCTGCTTGTATCTTTTATGAACTATGTACTGCATTAAAAATCCTCCCGAAATATAAATCCATATTACGCAATGTATGATAACAGTTGCATCTTTTAGCGTGTGCTCTCCATGATTGGTATGATTGATAAATATCGGCAAAACTTAGCCGCTTGCATCTTACCCAGTTATAAAATATCTTGATTTTACGATGCATAGCCTTAACGCATCTTTTGTTGATTTTCATTAGCACCTTGCCTGTATCAGTCAAAAACACTCTCATTTTTAGAAAATGAAAAGCATGATGCCGAAATGGAATGATTATACATTTCTTAGCAGATAAGCATATACCGATATCGTCAGAAATTCTTTTGATTTCAGAAAGCAAAAATTTTAAGCGTTCAAGGCTGTCGCTGATAATATATCCATCGTCCATATACCGCCCATAGCCTTTTATGCCGCATATATCCTTAATAAAGTGGTCAATAGGGCTTGCATAGTCAAGTGCTATTATCTGCGATATCTCAGAGCCAAGACCTACGCCAACAGGAGAGCCGTCACTTTGTCCCATGCGCTTAAAATCATCAACAAAGGCATAAAGAAGTTGCTTTAATCTGCTGTCTTTAAGTACTTTATTGATTCGTTCCTTGATAATGTCATGAGGGAGCGATGCAAAATAATTCTTAAAGTCAAACTGTAGTATGCCGCCATTAGTACCATGCTTTCTGTAATGCCGCCTCAGATGCTCTTTAAGCCTGTTTAATGCAAAGTCCATACCTTTATTTTTTAGGCTTGCTGAGTTGTCATAGATAAAGCTTTTAGAATATGCCTTTGTAAGTACATTTTCACATAAGCATTTCTGAATTGCTCTTTCCTCAATCGGCAGCGCATCAATGTGTCTGAGTTTGCCATGCTCAACAACGTTGAAACTTTGAAAGCCCTGAAACTTTCTTTTACCGTTCCTTATTTCGTCAAGCTTCTTATAGCATCTCGATACTAAGTCAGCCTCAAAATTGATTGTTGACGTTTTCCACCTTGCACCGTTGCAACAGCGTTTTCCTGCTTTGCATAGATTATTGAAGTTAAAAACATCGTCAAAGGTCTTATCATACCTTTTAGCTTTTTCAAGCCGCTTAGCTTTTTCAAGCCGCTTAGCTTTTCTTCTTTGGTATCGGCGTTCGTGCCGTTCTTTGCTATTAATATTAATCACTCCAGTTTAAAATTTTAAAGGCTGTATGGAATTATCGGCTTTAGCTATCCACATAACTATCTATCCATGCAACTAAGAAGTGTGCCGAAACCTTCAAAGCCATGCAAGAAGCGTTCGCATAGACGTATCAGCCTTTTAATTTAGAGCGTTCACTCGCTCACGGATAAACTCTCCTTTAAATAAGGACATTGCTTTCAGCTTTAGCCTACTAATACCAGTCCATGTTGCATTAAATCCCGAAGCCACGCCCAACGAATTGTTAGCGTTGTTATTGTTCGCAGAGCCGTCTGTGTTGACATTGCAGAAGTTGTTAGTGTTAGTTGCATTAACCGACCGCAACCACCAATTGCAAGCGGCAAGAGCCTCGTCAGAGTTTACCCGATTTTTTTTATTTATAATTCTTTTTATCGCTGTCAATAACGCCTTTAATCAATGACTTTACGGCATTGCCTGATTTAGTCCATTGTTCAAACCTTTTGCCGTAGTCATAGCCGTTCTTAAAAAAGTTGTTGCCCATATTCACATAATCGTAACAAAAAGATATCTCACATAGTAGTGAGCATACACCTGAGTATGCAAGCATCAAATATCTGTGTCGCAGCTCAAAGTCTTTTTCGGGCATATTTTTATGTACAAATATCGAATTTGCTTTGCAACAATTGATATAGATATCAGATGCAAGGTCAAGTATCTTGTTTACGAAAATATACCTGTAACTATTAGGGAAATGTTTCATTGTCCTTATAGTTTCAACACGGAAATTTCGAGCCTCAGAAACATATTTAACGGCTGATTTGCGTTGCTGAGATTTATAAACTGACATTGGTATCAACCCCTTTCTATAGCGGAGTTTACACTCCGCAGATTAAATGATTTAACGATTAGGCAACCTTAAAGCCCGAAGCCACGCCCAACGAAGTGTAAGCGCTGATATTGCCCGCAGAGCCGCCTGCGGTGACACGGCAGAAGTAGCCAGTGTTAGTTGCAATAACCGACCGCAACCACCAATAGCAAGCGGCGCTTGTATCGTTATATTTGTAAAAGATTTTACTATTACCGTTAGCATAGTAATCATATTGTTGCTGATAATCCTTTTCTTTTGAGTTTGCATAAGAGCGTGTGCCTTGCACCTCATACTCAGCAAGTAAAAAGATATCGTCCGTTGTCGCTGTAACGTAGCTCGCCGTATCAGAACCGCCGCCAGTGTTATCGCTATACTTAGTACACGGCGAAATGATATCACGCCATTCAGACGGCATAGCAGCTTTAAACTGAGGCATCAAAGTAGTTCTCATACGGCTTGAAGCCCAACCGCCCGAATTAGTATTTGATGTGTTCATAGTGAAATAGTTACCGCTCGTTTGATTATTGTACTGACTATCTACAAAAGCAATTGTCTTTGCTCCATCTGAGGTTTTGCCAAACTGAAAATGAATTGTGTTATTACCTTCAATCGCTGAGTTGTGATTAAAGCCGATAATAAATGCATAGTACTTATCACTAAGCGTTACAGAGCCTATAGTACCGTTCATTTGTATTCCAACCTTATCACCTACAGACCAAATATTTGGTGCTTCTCCTGACTGTGCGGTAGCCTGAATAACGCTCGGTGGATTATCATCAAGTACAGGGCTGACAATCAGGTAAGCTACATAGTTAGTTGCCATTTCAGCGCAATTAACCGTAGTTGTCTTAGTCTCTCCACCGTATATAGTTGATACAGTCCATATGCCAATTATAGGCACAAAAACAGTGATAATACCTGTACTATCAGGCGTTACTGTAATCGTCTTAGCACCGCAAGTCAAAGTTACCTCAGTATTAGGATATCCATTGACAGTGATAGAGGGGTACACCATTGACTGTAAATCCTCTATAGCCGTTGCTATAGCCTGATTCTGTACAGGATTGGTTGATACGTCTGACAAAGCACTATCAACAGTTATAGGCGTTAAGTTTTCAATAGCGTTCTTGTAGTAATCGGTGAAGTTTTCCTCTGATAAGCCTTTTCCTGCGACCTTATCAACCTTATCGGCAAGGGCATCATAAACGCCGCCACTTTTGACAAAGTTAGCCGAGCCGCTTGTAGGAGTGCTGTCTATTGTATCAAGCTTTGCCTTATAAGCCGCTGTAAAGTTTTCGTCTGATAAGCCTTTATCGTCTACCTTTTCAACCTTGTTATCAAGAGCTGCTTTTACTACCTTGTTTTGCACTGGATTGGTTGACGAACCCGAAAGAGCATCATCAATATTCACAAAAGTCTCGCTTTCTATACCGTCCTGTATTTCCTCAATAGCTTTGCAAGTGTCAGTCCATTGCTTATTGAGCCAGTCAGCCCTTAGACTATCACCGCCGCTAAATCCTGCATCAATATCAGCCTGAGAAGGGGCTGAACCTGCCGCCGTCCATTTAAACGGCTTATGAACAAAAGAATATGACATTTAAAAACTCCTTTCATTTTTTTAACCTTATTGCCGCCCTTGGCAAAATGGTACATAAAACAACGCTTTTATGCAGCATTGCCGCCGACCTTAAAGCCCGAAGCCACGCCCAACGAATAGTAAGCGTTGTAAAAGTTCGCAGAGCCGCCTGTGAAGACAATGCAGAAGAAGTTAGTGCCAGTTGCATAAACCGACCGCAACCACCAATTGCAAGCGGCAAGAGCCTCGTCAGAGTTTACCCGATTTTTTTTATTTATAATTCTTTTTATCGCTGTCAATAA